ATATTTCATCATGCCCTTTTAATGTTGTATTAAGTAATTCTTCTTTTGCTTTTCTTATACCACCATAGGTATATGTAAATGCTAAAATACCATTGTCAGGTTTTTTAAAATACTTTTCAGTAAATTCATCATTCAATCTATAGTCGCCAGGATTTAATATGTCTGATTGATGATCATATGCCTCAGCATGATAAGGTAGATTATGTTTAAATCTAGTAAATCTTTCTCTTTGATTATGAAAGACACCATCATATGTATTGTGGTCGTGTAAATTTAGTGCTACTGCAAATATTTTAGCCATTTAATAACCTCGCATATTTTCTCATAGGAAAGTGACCTTTAGGTTCTACCCATTCCATACATGTTTTACAATAGTTTTCATATTTAAACAATTGAAAATTCATCATCTTATCTACATTCTCCTGTGTTATGTCAAATGTTTTTGAGTGAATAATATTATTAGCAAATTTCTTACTACAATGTACGATCTTTCTTGTTTCAAAATTGATAACAGGTACCATAGGAAAAGCTGCACACATCTTACGATCTATTTCATCTGCTTGAGTATGTACTTCTAATACATCATCTTTGTTAGGTGTTCTACCATTAAATGATTTCCACATTGTATTCTTGTGATCTAACTGTTTCATTTCTTCAGGAAACAGATGTTTATATTTAAAAAAGTTAGGTGTTTTTACACATAGATTGTAATTGTTATAATCATTTTCTTTTATATAACCATAAGGTGGTAGTAAATCTAAACTACCAAGTTTTTTAATACCATCTTCGTAAAAATCTAATATGTTATGTTCAACATAAAGTATATCGGGATCTTTTAGTATATGTGGATATCTTTTACGTACAAAAGAGTTTGATAGTACTGAACACACATGATTGGGATTCTTTTTAACTTCAGCAATAACATCATCTAAATTCTTAATAAGGCCTGGCTCACCACCTAAAAGACAAACACGTATCTTATAATTTCTTAAATAGTGTAATGTTTGTTTTAGGAAATCCATATCAACTGTCAAGTTTCTCATCTCTAAAGTATAACTTGTACAATAATGACAATCTTTATTACATGACATTGACATAAAGAAGTCTATGGCTAAATAATTTTCTTGTATTTCTTGTAACGTTTTCAATTTCCTGCTCTCCATTTTTTACTAGGCAATAAAGGATCATTTTCATCATTTTGCCATCTACCAGATTTCATAACATAAAAATCAACACCTATATCTCTAGCCATTTGCTTACATGTATCTATATCGTTTTCATTATAGTTAAATACAATGTATTGCCACATAGGTTTTTTATATAGTATTTTAGTGGCTTCTTTCATAACTCTAAATAACTTTTCACCATCTTGGTTGATACGATACTTATGGCTATCTTTAGGAAGACCATCTATAGAAAATCGCCACAACGCTCTTGGATTTGTTTTAAATGCTTCTATATACCACTTTTCAGATTTAGCTGCACTAGCATGTTGAACAGCCACACTTATTTCTTTATCATAACACATCTTTAATATTTCTAAAAATTTAGGATGGTGCACAGGATCTGAATATTGTCCTTCAAAGTTTATATGATTAAAATATTTTATTAACTTATTAAAACTATCTATAGGCACATCTACACCTGGTACTTTCTTACCTTCGTTTACATAATCCCATTGTCTTGCACAATTAGGACATAATAAGGAACATCTATGAGTAGTATCTAAATTTATTGCATCTCTTTTGATAAATTTTTTATAGTTCATTTTTTCTCTTTTGTGTATCTTTGTGAATGAGTAGATCCTTCATAATCTACTATATTTCCCTCTTTGTCATAATGAGTATCTTCTCTTGTTGCCTTAATAGGTGTTCCATCAGTTTTAGTACCACAAGTTTCTAAACATGCTAAACATGGTGGTATATCTTTTGTTAAAAGATCGTAAAATTCTTTCCATTCTTTAGTTTCAAATATGTCATCTATCTTGTCATAGTCTGATACCTTGCTAACTTTAAGTAATGATTGAAACTTAGGATCCTTCATACTCTTCGGCCAATCACAATAACAACAAGGTAATAACTCACCTTTGTTTGTCATAGCAAAAGGAAAGTTTTCAAAACACATAGGTTTCATTTTGATATTTTTTATATCTTTATATCTGTTGGTCATAAAATTTATTAAAGGCTATCTTTAACTTTCTTTTGTTTTTAAATGGTTCTTCTTCTATGTAACCTGGTGTTTGATATATCTTCTCTACAATATATTCGTAGATAGGTTCTGTTGTTTCTTTTAGTAAACTTTTATCAAATAGATCATCACCTAATATCTTTTTCATATCATCTACAAATTGATCTTTTTTGTATTCTAACGTAAGTATGATTGTTTGAATAATCTTATTAACTTCTTGTTTAGTCATCCATGGGTGTATAGGTAAAGACAATATAGTATCACAAACTATTTTGCTTATAAACATATCATCTGCTCTATGTTCTATTTCTCTATACATTTTGTTTTCAGATAATGGTAACTCATAATGTACTTTTGCGTCTAATACTTTTTTAAGATTATCTCTAACTTCTTTATTTTGTAATCTGATAACATACTTGTGATAGTTATGGTCTAAACCATTTGTTGTAGGTTGTATTGTAACATATTCTTGTAATTGCTCATCATACATTTTAGCAATTTCTTGTCTTCTATTTTGCCATTCTTTCATCTTACTTAATCTAAAATTAATAAACTCGGCATTCATTAATAACATTTTAGAGTTGTAACCTAATATCTCATGCTCACCATGTTTTCTTAACTTCTTAAACATCTCTGCTTTTTCTTTGTCATCTGTACAGATAGCCCCACCACCTGCAATCCCAGCAACAACTTTGTTTGCATTGAAACTTAATGTTGATATGTCACCTAATGATCCTGCCTTGACACCATTTAGACTTGCACCTAGTGATTGAGCTGCGTCTTCAATAAATGCGATATTCTTTTCTTTACAAAATTCTAATATCTCTTTTGTATCTGACATGTTACCAAATAGATGTGGATAAACAATTGCTTTTACTTTGTCTGAATACATACGTTTAATACTATCTAACGACATATGATAAGACAATATATCAATCTCACAAAATACAGGTGTTGCACCGACCATAGATACACAAGACGCTGAGGATATCCATGAGAATTGTGGTACTAATACCTCGTCACCTTTTCTTATGCCTAAACTTCTTAGAGCAAAATGTAATGCGTCTGTGCCGTTACTACATGCAACAACATATTTTCTGCCTGTATGTAATTTAAGTTTGTCTTCTAAAAACTCAACGTTTGCTTCCTGTTCTTTTTGCATTGACTTTTCAAAAAGTTGTAGATAATCAACTTTGTTTTCTCTAAAATCTCTATCCCAGCCTGTCATATATAAACCTCGCTAGTTTTTGTTGTCCTAATTTGTTAGGATGTAAATCAATTTTTGATATTCTGTCAGTAGCATTATCTAATACTTTATCAGATAAACTATAACCATTTAATCTTGGATCTGTAGGCCAACCTATAAAGTTATTATTAATAATTTCGTAGTATGGACTATTGTGTATTTGTGCCAAGTATATCTTTTCTTGTTTTTCTTTCCAATCTTGTTCTTCTTTCGTAAGATCAGCAGCCTTGTTTAAAAAAGGTATTTGTTTAATATAATCATCAGGAAACTCTTTTGTTCTTTTAGCAATCAGTTGTTGCCATAGATAACCTTTAAACAAGTCTATCATTTGAAGTTGTTTGTAAGGTAACTTTAAATTTTCACAAACCATCTGAAAACTATAATAATATCTTAATGATCTGTCTATCCAGTAATTCATACAACCCTTTGAATCATACATATCATTTGTCCATTTAATCTTTTGAACCATATCATTCTTATATGTCCATTTCTTATTTTTTAAATATAAACTTTCTATCTGATAGTCACGTCTAGGCGCTGTACTCCAAGCTGCAATAACTAAACCTATTTTAGAGTGATCAATAGTTTGTAATTTATCAATTATATTACTATAGATGTATTCTTGTCCTGCACCTGACTCACTTAAATTTATAAGTTCCATATCTAACCTATCAGCAAGTAATTGTGGCCATTTAGGCCAACTAACATCTAAATCAGGATGATGTACTGAACTAAATCTTTCGTTTGAATAACTACAACCACCAACTAATAATATCTTCTTCATGTTATTATTTCTTCTATTTTTTGTCTATCTCTACCTGTTCTTTTTTTACAATGAGTAATACAAGTAGGTACGACTTTATCTAAATTACGCTCTGCTAAATTTCTTGCAAACTCTTGCCATTCTTTTGTTAATAATATATCTTCAATACTATTATGCTCACTTATTTTACTAACTTTTAACATCTCTTTCATAACAGGATGTTCTAACGCACTAGATTGATCCATCCAACAACAAGGTATTAATTCACCTCTATTAGTCATTGCAGCTTGCATACGTTTTTCTATTGAACCATGTGCTGGCATACATCTAGGTTCTAATATTATTTTATCAGATGGCATTAAGTGATACCTCTTTATTCTTTGGTCTTAATGGGTCATCATTATCATTCCAACGTGATGATTGTACTAACATAAATCCTACACCATTTTCTTTTGCCATTTGTTTAGCTTCTTCTATATGATCTTCATTATAGTTAAATATAATATATTGCCAAACTGGTGTTACCTCTAAATGTTTTTTAGATTCAATCATTATATTAAAAAGTTTTTCTCCATCTTGGTTTATTCTATATAGACAACTTTCTTCTGGTAAACCATCTATACCAAATATCCATTGAGCATGTGGATTTGCTTTAAAACATTTTATAAAATATTCTTTAGATTTTTGTGAAGCTGCATTATGTATTTCAACTATAGTCTTTTTCTTATACAACATTTCTAATATTTCAGGAAACTTAGGATGATGTACAGGATCAGATAATTGACCACAAAAAATAAAACCATTATAATAGTCTGATATTTTATCTATTTCTTTTAAAGTAAGATCACGCCCTGGCACTTTAAGACCATTGTTACGCCATTGTCTTTGTCTTTGACATCTAGGACATTCAAGTGGACACCTAAAACCTATATCAATATTTAATGATCTCCTATTCATAAAAAATTGTATATCTTTTGTTATCTCTAACTCTTTTTGTATTTCTTTGCTCATATTAGTTTTAATAAATTTTTTACTTTATCTTTACTTTGTGTTAGGCAGATCACAGGTCTATTCCAATATACTTTGCCGCCATCATGTTTATATTTATCCCTTAAATAAATGACCTCTTTTTTGAGCCATCTAAACTCCATGAATAGTCTAGGTGCAGGATCAAAGTTAGGTTTTGTATAGACATATGTTTCAAACTTACCTAATATATTTGTGATTGGCACCATTAGATTGTTTAGTTTAGGGTTTATAAATTTGTCGTTGTATGTTATGATACCATGATCAGGATAATTGTGTACGTGTTTTTCTATTTCTTTATAGTATATCTCATTTGTTCCTAAAAACAAATACTTAAATTGTATATCTTCTTTTATAGGTTTGTATATACTAAAGTTTATTATCTTTTCAAATTGTTCTCCTACACCATTAACATATACATCATGGTCGCATAAGTCATAAACTTTTTTAGGTTTGAAATATTGTAACGCAATAGGATATTCTCTAACATGATTTTCAGAATATACAGATATAAGATTACCACTAAACAATAAATGTAAAGTTAGAAGTTGATCATTATTGTAAGTATGTTTATTTAAGTATGCTAAAGTTATTTGACTTCTACCCATAATCAATGTCATATCATTTGACGTAGGTGTGTAAAAATCAAATATTACATTTTCATATTTGACATAACATTCATTTAGAGCATTGATATAAGATTGTTCAGAAAATCTATGGTCTCTTATGATTATCAGTTTTGCTTTTACACCTAAATCATTCAGAAAACAACAATGTTCATAACTATAATGTAGAAGGCCATCACCAGGCTTACTTGTACATACTATATTTACATTTTTCATACTATATTATAACACATTTTATTATATCTGTCAAATAGACGGCACTATTTATTGACTAAATAACTATATGATTTTAGACCAAAATATAGACTTTTCCAAGTTGAGAACATACAGATTAGATAGAGTAAAAAAAGAGCTAGAAAAACAAAATATAGAAGCCTGTATATTGTTTGATCCAGTTAATGTTAGATATGCGTTAGACACTACTAATATGAGTGTTTACAATTTACACAATTTAACAAGATATTGTTTTGTACCAGTCAATGGACCAACAATTCTTTATGAGTATTTTGGTTGCGAATATCACGCTAAACATTTAAATCTAATTGACGAAATAAGACCTGCAATCACATGGGATTATTTTAGTCATGGAGATCAGGCAGAAAAAGAATTAAAAAAATGGGTTAATGATATAAAGGATTTATCAAAATATTTTAAAAATAAAAAAATCGCAATTGATGTAATTAATGGACCTGCTGTTACAGCATTGAATAAAGAAGGTATTGAAGTAGTTGACGCTAAATCAGTACTTGAACAGGCAAGAGTTATTAAATCACCAGAGGAACTAAAATGTATTAAAGAAGCTGTGAAAGTTGTAGAAATTGGTGTTACAAGAATGAGAGAAGAATTAAGAGCTGGCATGACAGAAAATCAGTTATGGTCAATCTTACATAAAACAAATATTGAATATGGTGGTGAATGGATAGAAGGCAGATTATTAGCTTCAGGTCATAGAACAAATCCTTGGATGCAACAATGTAGTCACAAAGTTATTGAAAGTGGAGAATTAGTAACTTTTGATACAGATACAGTTGCGTCTTATGGATACTTGGCTGATTTTTCCAGAGCTTTCGTTGAAGGAAATAAGTTTAGTGATTATCAGAAAAAATTATATTCAATTGCTGTTGAACAAATAAATCACAATTCAGAATTGATTAAACCTGGTTTATCATTTAAAGAGTTTTTATCTAAATGTTATAAACTTCCAGAACCTTATTATGGTAATCGTTATCCTGCCATAGTTCATGGAACTGGTCTTTGTGATGAATGGCCATTTATTAAATGGAATACAGACGGCGGCGAACAAAGTGGACAATTTGAAAAAGATATGACTATTTCAGTTGAGGCATATGTAGGTGAAGTAGGTGGTAAAGAAGGTGTTAAATTAGAACAACAATTTCATGTTGGTGAAAATGGACTTGAATTATTATCCCACCATCCATTAGAGAATTTGTAATGATAAGGATTTGTAATGTTATTCGCAGATAATGTAGATAAAAAACTTTTACCTAAAAATATTCTTATATTAAATGCTCGTGAAACTATAGTAGAGTTTTGTTTAAAGTACGGCATTAATTTTAAGATGTTTGAAATAGCTAATAATAATCATTTTAATATAAGTGAAAAATTAAAACCATATACTACATATCTTCCAGAAAAGCAATTATATGATCCACAATATTATATAAAAAATTTAGATTTTGAACCTGAATATATTATCAATTTTAGAGATGAAGTGCCATCAGTTAAATTAGAATATGAGCTTTCTCTTTACTATAATACTAAAACACAATTTGATAAAAGGGCTTTAGAGTTTTTTGTATCTAAAAAAGAACAAGACCGAGTAGTTAAATTGATGGGTATACCTACTTTAGATGAAGGAGGTCCCGATGATAAAATTATAGTAAAATTAGATAAAGGTAATTCAGGTGGTGCTGATGGTTATAAAATTGTTGACGCTAAAAAAAATCATATAGTACAACCGAATGATTTTATACAAAGATATATTGATTATGATTATACAATTGATCAACACTTTATAATTGATAATAATGGCGACTATCATATATATAATCATTTTTTAGGTAAATTTGGAGATGGTAATGTTGTAGGTAATAATATTGCATATCTGTATAAGTATCCATTTCCAACTAACTGTTTTGAAGAAGAAGATATTGCTATGATAGAGAAGTTTTTTACAAAATTAAAAGATCATATGACTATTAAAAACAGGATTGGCATTTCAGAATTTTCTAAAGAAAGAAAGACTGGCAAATTACGTTTCCAAGAATTTAATTGTAGACCTTCTGGTGAATTTGAATTAGGAGGGTATGATTGGAATTCAGGTAAATTTAATACAATAGTAGATTATTTTACAGGTAACATACAAGAAGAAATAGAATACTATCAACAAAGTACAGAAATATATTTTGATAATGTTTATAATAATGCAAAATTTGGTTGGGGAAACGGAGAGGGTTTAAAAATTGAGAGATTGCCCTTTAAAGAAAGAATAAAAGTATTTAATACAAAGTCAAAATAGTGTATAAATAGTAGTATGGCAGCAATAGCAAATTATGTAATAAATCAAGGAACGTCATTTTCGTCAGGAGTTACCGTTAGAGGTAGTGATGGAAATCCTTTAGATTTGACTGGATATACAGCAAGTGCAAAGATGGCCTTAGGTTATGCTTCAACAAGAACAAGAACCACTATTACAACAACTTTTGATGCCGATAGAACAACTGGTGTAATAACACTTTCTTTAACTGCAACTCAAACTGCAGCTTTAGACGCACCAGCACGTTATGTTTATGATTTAGACATAACAGCAAGTGATAGTACCGTAACAAGAATAATTGAAGGTCTAATTACAGTTAGACCTAACGTATAATAGGAGAAAATATGAGCAGTGAATTGAACACAGCAACAGACGTAACTAAAGAACAAACTTTTACAATTGATGGTAAAGACTATAAAAAAAGTGACTTAAACCCTAAAACTTTTAATTGCATTATTGTAAGACAAGATTTACAAGCAACTAGAGTTAAGTTGTCTTTAGAGTTAGAAAAAGTTGCTATTTTACAAAAACACTATGATGATATTATTGCCAGTGAATTGGGTATTGATACATCAAAAAAAGCTGAAAAAAAGTAGTTAATAATTAGTTTTACATTACTCTATTATTATAAATATTATAAACTTATTTAATAATAGGGTAAAATGGCAGACAGAATAACAGCTACAATTAATAATAATACTTCGGGACCGAGAAACGTTTCCGTTACTGTTCCATCAGCTTCAACTAGACTTAATGCTCTAGGTGATGTTAATGTATCAACATTAAATGATGGTGCAATGCTTCAATATGATAATACTTCTAAAAAATGGACAAGTCGAAATGATATAAAAACTGAAAGTGGAAATTTAATATTAAACGGTGGCACATTTTAAAAAATAGGGAGAGATTTTAAATGGCAACAATAATCAAAATTAAACGAACCACTGGTGCTAATGCACCCAGCGGCCTTAACCAAGGGGAACTAGCTTATGTCTATGATACTTCGGCAACCGACAATGGTGCTGGTGGTAATGGTTATAGGTTATTCATTGGTGATCCAACATCTTCATCTAATTCAGCAATTGAAATTGGTGGAAGATATTACACACAACTTTTAGACCACACACCAGGAACGCTAACTGCGTCTTCTGGTTTAATAGTAGATTCTAATAAAGCAATTGATGAATTGTTTATTGGTAATAATGCTACTACAGGTGGTACAATAAAATTAAACGAAGGTACTAATAACGGTGCAAACTTTGTAGCTCTTAAATCTCCCAACTCTTTAGCTGCAGACGTTACTTATACTCTTCCAGGTACATACTCAAACGGTCAATTTTTAACAGTTGACGGTTCTGGTAATTTAAGTTTTGCTGCTGTACCATCTGGTTCATTTACTTTATCTGATGGTTCAACTACAGACACATTTACTACTGGTGAAACATTAACATTTACTGGTGGTACAGGTTTAACATCAACTATTTCTGATAACGAAGTTACATTTGATTTAGATGACACTGCTGTAACTCCAGGTAGTTATGGTTCTTCAACTTCAATTCCAACATTTACTGTTGATCAACAAGGTCGTTTAACAGCGGCTGGTACGGCTACAATATCAACAACTTTAGATATTGCTGCTGATAGTGGTACAGACGATGGTGTTGCGTTAGGTTCAGACACATTAACATTTACTGGTGGTACTGGTATTGATACTTCAGTTTCTGGTGATGCCGTAACTTTTGCTATTGATAGTACAGTTGCAACATTAACTGGTTCTCAAACATTAACTAACAAAACAATTACAGCACCAAATGTTTCTGGTTTGCAAATTACTGATAGTTCAATTGTATTTGAAGGTTCAACAAATGACACAAATGAAACTACATTAACAGTAACAGACCCAACGGCAGATAGAACAATTACTCTACCGAACGCTACTGGTACAGTTTCATTATTAGATAATACAGAAACATTAACAAACAAAACATTAACGTCTCCAGTTTTAAATGGCACATTAAGTGGTAGTGCATTTTTAGATGAAGACGATTTAAGTTCAGATAGTGCTACAGCAGTTGCTTCTCAACAATCTATTAAAGCATATGTTGACTCACAAGTAACGGCACAAGACCTTGACTTTCAAGGTGACTCTGGTGGTGCATTAAACATAGATTTAGATTCTGAAACACTTACAATCGCTGGAGGAACTGGTATTGATACATCTGGTTCTGGTAATACTTTAACAGTTGCGATTGATAGTACAGTTGCTACACTTACAGGATCACAAACTTTAACAAATAAAACATTAACAAGTCCTACATTAACTACACCTAGATTTGCTGACGCAGGCTTTATTGCTGACGCAAGTGGTAATGAACAGATATTATTTCAGCAAACTTCAAATGCTGTCAATGCTGTTGAAATTACAAACTCGGCTACAGGTAATGGTGTAACAATAGGAACTGCTGGTGATGATTCAAACATTGACTTAATACTTGACCCTAAAGGTACTGGTACTGTTGATGTTAATTCAAGTAGAATAACAAACGTAACTGATCCATCTTCAGCACAAGACGCTGCTACAAAAGCATATGTTGATAGTGTTGCAAATGGTTTAGATGTAAAAGCTTCTGTTAAGTATGCTTCAACAGCAAACGTTGCTGGTACATACGATAACGGTGCTGGTACAATAACTGCAGGATCAAATGGTGCATTTTCAATTGACGGTGCAACACCTTCAACAAATGATAGAATTTTATTAAAAGATCAGACAGACGCAACTGAAAATGGTTTATATAGAGTAACAACTGTTGGTGATGTATCAACTGCATACGTATTAACAAGAACACCTGATGGTGATGAGGCAATTGAAATAACAGGTGGTGCTTTTGTATTCGTAGAAGCTGGTACTGCAAATGCTGACAATGGTTATGTATTTACCCATAACGGTACTCCAACATTAGGAACAACTGATATAACAGTTGAACAATTCTCTGGTGCTGGTCAAATATCTGCTGGTGACGCTTTAACTAAAACAGGTAATCAGTTAGACGTTGCTGTAGATGACACTACAATTGAAGTATCTTCAGACGCATTAAGAATTAAAACAACATATTCTGGTCAAACATCAATCACTACTTTAGGTACGATTGCAACTGGTACTTGGAATGGTACAGTTATTGACGAAGTATATGGTGGTACAGGACAATCTTCTTACACTACTGGTGATATTTTATATGCAAGTGGATCAAACACACTTGCTAAATTAACACTTGGTGCAAGTGGTAAAATTTTACAATCAGACGGTAGTAATATTACGTACGGCGACCTAGACGGCGGAACTTACTAATCGTTTATATAAGAGAGATATATGGCGACAGTTATTAAGTTAAAGACAGGTACAAGTGCTCCTACAACAAGTGATTTGGCGGCACGTGAAGTTGCAATTGACACTTCATCACAAAAGTTTTACATAAACGATAGTGGTACTATTAAAGAAATCGGTGGTGCGGCTGCTGCTGGTAATGGTTCACTAGTTGATTTAACAGATACAAATTTTACAACTTTACAACCTAGTCACATTTTAAATTATAATGGTACTGAATGGAAAAATGATTTTCAACATAATGTTGGTAAAAGAGTGCCTTTTACAAAAACAGATGGTACTGAAACCACTCTTGCTCTTGTAAATAATAAAGATATGACTACAATTAATGGATTTTTAGATCACGTTGTTGTACAATCATATTATTTACCATTCACAACTGCAAATGGAACATCAATACAAACAATTAGACCAGGCCATATGCCAACAATGGAAGGAATATAAGATAAATGAGTTCTAAAACTCCAATACGAGCAACGTTTAATGGATCTGAAGTATCAGGTCTTGCCGAATATCAATCAGGTGAATTTATTGATCTATCACACGGAGGTCTTGGTGCCTCTTTATCTATTGGTACCACAGGTCAGGTTTTAAAAGTTAACTCTGCTGGTACAGCTTTAGAATTTGGTAACGTTGAAGTTATTGTAAACATTGATAACGCTATTGATTTAACAAGTTCAACACTTGCGGCTAGTGATCAAATTTTATTATCAGATGGTGGAACTGAAGGTAGAGTTACATTATCACAATTAGATACTTTATTTTCTGGCACTACACAAACTTTAACAAACAAAACTTTAACTGACCCTATTATTTCAAATACAATTATATTTGAAGGTTCTACAGTTAATGATTATGAAACAACTTTACAAGTTACAGACCCTACTGCTGATAGAACAATTACTTTTCAAAATGCTAGTGGTACAGTTGCTTTCTTATCAGACGTATCTGGTGGTGGTCAACCTGGTTCGTTTACAACATTAACAGTTGATAACAACATTGTTTTTGAAGGTGCTACAGCTGATGAATATGAATTGACTTTATCTGTCGCTGATCCAACAGCAGATAGAACAGTTACCGTACCTGACGCCACAGGCACAATAGTATTAAAAGATACTACAGATACTTTAACTAATAAGTCAATCAGTTTAACAAACAATACATTAACAGGCACGTTATCAGAATTTAATTCTGCTTTATCAGATGGTTCTTTTGCTTCATTAGCAGGAACAGAAACACTTACAAATAAAACTATTGATAGTGCTAATAACACAATTACTTTAGATTTATCTGAAGGCACTTTAACTGGTACTTTATCAGAATTTAATTCTGCTTTATCAGATGGTTCTTTTGCTTCATTAGCAGGAACAGAAACGTTAACTAATAAAACGTTAACATCACCAATTATTTCTACAATCAGTAACACTGGTACTTTAACGTTACCTACATCAACTGATACATTAGTTGGTAGAGCTACTACTGATACATTAACTAATAAAACTTTAACAAGTCCAGTTATATCAACTATTTCTAACTCAGGTACTTTAACGTTACCTACATCAACTGATACATTAGTTGGTAGAGCTACTACTGATACATTAACTAATAAAACTTTAGGTGCTACAACTATTGCTGGTCACTTAACACCAGATACAAATGAAACATATGATTTAGGTTCATCATCATTTAAATTTAGAGATATATATTTAAGTGGTACTTCTATTAATTTAGGAGACGCTACAATAACTGCTGATGGAAGTTCAATAGTATTACCAGCAGGTACAACAGTTTCAGGTGGTAATGGTGCGGCTGTTGACTTAAACTCAACACAGACTTTAACTAATAAAACAATTAGTGGTTCAAGTAACACACTAACTAACATTGCTAATGCGTCTTTAATTAATTCAACAATTACACTTGCTGGAGACTCAGGTTCACAAGCAATAGACTTAGGTGACACTTTAACAATTCAAGGTACATCAAACGAAATAGAAACATCACAATCAGGCGATACATTAACTATTGGTTTACCAAGTGATGTAACTATCGGACAAGATTTAAGCGTAAGTAGAAATTTAACAGTTACAGGAAACTTAACTGTAAATGGAACTACTACAACAGTTAATACAACAAACACAACTGTTTCAGATTCAATATTAGAATTAGCAACTGGTACAACAGGAACACCTGCTAATGACGCTGGTATCGTAATTGAAAGAGGAGATAGTAACAACGCATTTATCGGATTTGATGAAAGTGCTGACAAATTTATTGTTGGTACTGGTACGTTTACTGGTGCAACATCTGGTGATTTAACAATTACAACTGGTACATTAGTTGCAAATTTAGAAGCTACAACTGCTACATTAGGTGGTAGTGATATTCTATCAACTGATAACACTAAAACTTTATCAAATAAAACTATTAATCTTTCAAGCAATACTTTAACAGGTACAGCTGCAGAATTTAATAGTGCATTGAGTGATGGAACATTTGTTGAAATTGATGCTTCACAAACATTAACAAACAAAACTTTAACTACTCCTGTTATTTCATCTATTTCAAATACAGGAACATTAACACTTCCTACAAGTTCAGATACATTAGTTGGAAGAGCTACATCAGACACACTAACTAATAAAACAATTAGTGGTTCAAGTAACACTTTATCTAATATTGATAACTCATCTTTAAGTAATTCTACAATTACTATTCAAGGAAGTGACTCAAGTTCAGACGCTGTTGCTCTTGGAGAAACATTAATAATTGCAAATGGTGAAGGTATTACTACAGAAATTGCTTCAAATACTTTAACAATTACTGGAGAAGACGCTACAGATACAAACAAAGGTTTGGCTTCATTTAATGCTACAGACTTTTCAGTATCTTCAGGAAATGTTA